GTTGCGAAGTTCGACAGCTACGAAACTGATCTCGCTGACGCGAACGATGAGGATCTTGCAGCCTTCGCCTTCCAGCGTAATTCGCTTCTCATGGCGGGTCGCACAGTAGATTCCGAACTTGCTGCTCAAGCAGGCATCGAAGTCGAAACAGTCACCATTCCCGCCCTTGGACTTCCCGTCCAGTTTCGTCGCTGGTATGACTCTGACGGCATTCTCTACTACAATTGCAATCTTCTCTATGGTGTTTCCAAGGGAGTCGATTACGGCGTTCGAGTTCTCACCGCATAGTTTTACTTGAGCGCCTCATTTTGGGCTGGGAGTTCCCGGCTGGCGAGGCGCTCATTTACTTTTCAACCTTTTAAAAACCATGTTCAAACCATCAGCCACAGTTCACAAGTCGCCATCTGGTGCGCTCAAAGTTCTCGTATGCTCGGAAGACGCTTCAAAGTGTTTAGACGCTTACAAGCAATGCGCCGAGGCAGGAGAAGTCGCTTACATTCGCAAGGGCTATATTGACAAGCTCAAGAAGATCGAAGCCGAAGCGAAGAAGCCGACAAAGAAGACGACAAAGAAGCCGACAAATAAAAAAGTTTCTGCATAGGGGTATATAGAAAACAGCATAGTCCGTCACTCGAAAGGGTGACGGCTTTTTGCGTCTTGATTTTCGGCGCGTATCCAATAACCTAATACAACATGAGCAACTTTGAAACCTTCCTCGAAAACGCGAACAGCGAAGCAGCCGACATCATGGGCGAGCCTATCCAGCTCGCAAGCGGTCAGACCGTCAACGCGATCTTTTACGAGCAGATTAACCCTTGGGACTTGACCGAGCACGGCGAGCGTTCTGAACCGACAGTCAAGCTCGTCATTCCGGATCTTGCACTCAGCGTCACGCCGAAGAAGACACAGCGACTAACGCGAATCAATACCAGCGAAATTTTCATCATTACTGAAGTCAATATGTCAACAGGCAACGTCGAATTGACGGCGCAGAACGAAACTAAGCGCGATGGCTAAGAAAATGATCACGATGGACGACGCGATCTTTCAAAAGAAGATCCGCGACCTTGCCCGGCGAATGAATATTGATGAAAAGGCATTCGTGCGTGAGCAGGGCGGATTCTTTATGCGCGACGTAGCAAAGTTCACGCCTCCATACTCAAAGGGCAAACTTCCGACATTCGGACGAGCTACGATGGGCACGAAGGCAGACAAGGATGCAGGTAGAAACGCGATAATAGCAGACATGGGAATCATTTTCAAAATCCGTGAGCGCGGCTATCTAGAGTTTTTACATAAAGTCACTAAATCAAAGCGAAATATCAACCGAACGCTTAGAACTAAAGCGGGCGTGCCTTACTTAGTGGATGTTGATTACATAAACTACGACTCAGTTGGCGAAGCGCTGGACTTCCACGAATCTATGCGCCGATCAGATGGGCGAGTGCAAGGAAAAATGAAAGGCGGCAACTCTAAGGACATAGGGCGATGGAAGTCTCGAAAGGTAATGTGGATAACGAAAGAGATTTGGGACTCAGTATTTATTCGGCTATCTGATCGCGTCGGCATGGCGAAAGCCGCGCCAGCGAAAGCCGCATCAGCGATTGATCCGAAGCGAATTAAGAACGTGCCGAAGTGGGTAAAAAATCACCGAGGAACGGCTCGCGGCTCTGGTCGAATGGCAAAGCTAAATGGATCCTGGTATGCAGTAATGCGGGCTAGTTCGGCGGGATTACAGTCGGCGCAACGTCTACTGCCGATGATTAAGCGAAATCGGTTGATATTGATGGAGAAGCGACTGAAGAAGCTCACTCCAGAAGCGGCGCGTAAAGCTGGGCTTCGATAATGAATTGACAAATCAGCGTATCCATTTTATGGATACAGATATGCCAGCCGCGAGCCTAGCCGAACTTTACAACTTTGAAGGAAACATCGAAGGCGCTCTGCGTCTCTGGCTCGCTGACAACCTCGTCGAGTGCGAGCAGTCGATTCAGTTTGAGACGCTCCCTGACGACTATACTGGAGTTACAATGACGACAGGCGCAGTGACTGGCCACTACAATCCATCACCTGCAGGCGGAGACACACCTGGATACGATCAATACGCGGCAGAGTTCGAGTTCATCGTTCGCACGAAACGCTTTGATGATGGAGGCGATATTTCAGAGGGGCTAAGATCGAGACACCAGGAGCTTGTCGCTCTTGTTCGCCAAGTCGTGAGCTTATCGCAAGCGAAAGGCTCGGCGCTCGAAACGTATCTTGAATACTACGCGATCCAGTTCTTTCGGCCAAGCGGCACAAGTCATTCAGTAGATGGCATCTACGACGAGACGACGCTGACTTTTGACTCTCAATTTTCAATCTTGCCAACTGCCTGGGTGTAGTTGTAATCTGGATACAAATCTCAAACCAATAACCAACTCAAATCATGGCAATTCCATATTCAACAACCGAAAGCCTCGGGCAAGGGCTTGAAACCGTAACGATTAACTCAGTTACTTACATCGCAGACTCCGTATCTGGGGCATCGAAAGAAAACCGCATAATTAGTCGCACCGACGCCAATGGCGACCGCGCTGACTTCATGCTTCGCGCTGGCTCGGATCAAATCGAGATCAGCTACACGCTGCAACGCGCTTTGGCTGCGACCGTTCTTCCGCCCGAAGGAACTGATTTTACTCACGACTTCGACCGCAGCGGCACAGCTTCGACGCTCGTTGTCAAGGACGTGACCGTAGCTCGCGACAAAGACGAATTCGACACGTTCGCGATGACCGCGATCTTAGTATCTTACCAAGCCTAATTATATGAAAATCAAACTGACATGCGCAAAGTTTATCGCTGGCGAGCCTTGTAAAAAAGGCGATATTGTAGAAGTTTCTGACGGCGTAGCCGAATGGCTCATCGAGCGCGGCGCAGCTGAGAAACTAACCAAGCCAAAGGCCGATAAGTAATTTTTTTCATGGTTCATAGTTTAGCCTCGTCTGCCCAGGTGCGGGCGGGGCTTTTTTATTCAAAATGATTGACGAACTAGCACAGCAACTTGCCGAAGAAAAAGCCCGCATCACGCAGGCCCGACTTGTTGCTTGGTCAAGCGTCGGCAACGCTGACGAGATCGCAGGCGTCGCAGTCAAGCCATTGACGGCACGCGCATGGATCGACTTGCGACTTGCGAAGAACGCGCTCTTTACTGGCGACGATGTGACAGTAAATGACTTGCTAAATTACATTTGGCGCAACTCAACCGAGTATTTAATCGGTGGTGACGTGAAACAACGTAAGGAAGCGATTAAGAAAGCAGTCGAGTCTAAAGACGCGCTTGAAGTATATGGCGACGCCACAGAACATTTAAACGCCGCATTTGAGAATCTAGCAATTGAGCAATCGACTGGCGGCTCTGGCGTCTCGCGATCAAACAAGTTTCCGGCGACCGAGGGAATCGTGAGCGCGATTGACGAAGTGGCACACCGATACGGGCAAGCACCGCAAAGCGTTCTCGATTGGCCGCTTTGCCAGATTCTACAACTGCAGACTGCGATCCGCATCGCGACGTTGCCAGAATACAAAACCCTTGAGCCGGAATCCGTCCGCTCAATCAAACGTGAAATCTTAATCCAACTCAACAACAATGGCCAAAGCTGATATTAACGCAAGGCTCGGACTCGACTCGTCGGGATTTGAGCGCGGTATGCAACGCTCGAAAAAGTCGCTCAGTCGATTTGGCAAGGGCGTCGTCGGCGTTGCAAACAAACTCACGAAGATCGGGCTTACCTCGGCGGCGGCAGGATTCGTTATGCTTTCGCGAAGCGCGATCAAGCTCGGTTCTGAGTTGTCGGATATTGCGATTTCGACAGGCTTCGCGACGGAGGAATTTCAAGTCTTTCGAGGCGCTTTACTTGATGCTGGCGGCGAGGCAAAGAGCATGGAGAAAGCTATCACGATCATGCAGAAGGCAGTCGTGCAAGGTGACGAAGGTCTTACCACTTACGTCCGCGCTTTCGAGCGACTGGGGCTAAGTGTGGGCGATCTGCGGGCGATGAATCCAGAACAACAGTTCAAAACAATCGGACTCGCAATTGCTGGAGCAAAGGATCAGCAGGGCGCACTCACGGCGGCGATTGAGATATTCGGACAGCGCAACGCACCTCGATTGATTGAAGTATTCAAGCGACTCGACAAAGACGGCTACGGCAAGATGGCCAAGGACATAGAGAAATCCTACGGCATCATGGACGCAGCGACTCAGGCGGCACTCGACAGCGCATCCGACAAGATCGAGCGATTTAAAAACAAGGCGACGATCTTTGTCGGAGAACTAATCTCGATGGAAGGCGACGGCGCGGCGTTCAAGGTTCTTGGGCTTCAATTCGGGAAGGCGGCAAGTAATTTCGGCCTCGATCTATTCGACTCAATCTTGCAGGCCTCAAAGAAAGGCGCGCTCGCAATCGCAGCCTCGCTGAAAGCGGCGTTCTCAAGAGCGACATTCGAGGAAGTTTTCGCGGCTTCGCTTCAACAATTTCCAGTCGAGCAGAATAAACTTCTCAAAGCTTTGGCTGATTCTAATGACAAATACTACGACAAGCAGATTGCGGCGCAAAAGGCCAAGGTTCAAAAAGCTAGAGACGACTTCGCAAAGCAAAAAAAAATGCAAGACATAGCCAGAGTGAAACTTGAAGGCGCAATTGGTGGCGGCGGTTCTGGCGGCGGTTCTGGCGGCGGTTCTGGCGGCGGTTCTGGCGGCGGTTCTGGCGGCGGAAAGTACAGTTCGGCGGCTACAAAACTCGGAGAACTAACAGGCGACGATTTACGCCGCGCTGCAAACGCCGACGCAAAGTCTCGCGGAAAAGACATGCGATTCGAACGCATGGCAGGTGGCACTTATAGGGGAATCAAAAACGGCAAGATAGTAGGCAACTTGACCGAAGAACAATTACAGTCCGGGCTTCGCGGCGGCGCGAGAGCCCAGAAGTCCGAAAAAGACAAAGAACTTGAACGTCAAACGAATATATTAAAATCAATCGAAAAGGAGCTAAAAGGAACTTAAAGGATGAGCATGCCATACAACGTAACCGCCTTTAATACGGCTCGCGCAGAAGCTAGCTGGATCGAATACCCGTTCATAGAGCATGGCGTTCCTACGGCGAAAGTTTACTGCATGAATTGCAAGGTGAACGTCTCTGCTTATACGGCAGTTACAATCGGCACAGCAATGACAACCGCAGCAGCAGCAGGCGTCGCAGTATTGCCATTCACGGCAAACGCAAACGCGTTTTTTGTTGGCGACTTTGGCCACTCATATTCTGACGGCGGGATCGTCGAATTTACTCGAAAGTTTGCAACTGTCCCCGGCACATGGACGGAAGTTGTCGGCTCCGAAATCAAAGAATTTCCCGGACTCATCAACAACAGTCTTGTCATACAGCGACGGCCGACAGCCGAGCAG